CCCCCTATGGCCATATGCGCATACGCTCATATGCGCACGTAGTCATATGCTCATATGCGTGAATAGTCATATGCTTGCTTAGTCATATGCGCATAAGGTTGTAAATGGGCGCGTGTGGGGTGGGGGGCACAGCAATTGAGATTGATCCATCAGCCTCTTTAAAAAAATTACAAACTGCTGGCCCGTCTAACGCTGTCCGTAGCTGAGGTTAGTTTACGCGTGTAGAGGCTTGAACAGTGGGCGCGTTAAGATAGTTGCTACCAAAGATGTTGTAAGGGACGGGGGAAAGGGTGCAAAGGTTGCGAACTAAATAGGGGAGTTCTGTAATGTGGGTTGTTACAAGGAGATAGGTTGTTTGTAATGCCCGCGAATAAACTGCTTGTATAACTGCTGGAGTGTGGTAGAACTAGGTATGCCCAAGCGCAACATTAGTAACTTAGCCAAGTCCGTAGCTGCCAATGCGGACAATGTTGGCAACTACTTGGAGAGGCGTGACCCGGCTTTGGCCGTAAAGGCTCTGGAGATGTTGGCCGAAGGGGAGAGTTTTAATGCCATTAACAAGAAGCTTGGGATGAAGTGGGAGACGGTGGCTAGGCTTAAGGCGCGGCACAAGATGGCTCTGAATGAGCGGCGTGCTTCCTTGGCAGAGGATGCCCTTGATATTGTCGAGGGGCTTCGCCTGCTCCAGAAGGAGAAGATGCGTATGCTGGCTGAAGACCCTGAGCAGTTGGCTAAGACTAACATCCGTGACCTGACGCTTCCATGGGGGATAGCTAATGATAAGTTCCTTTCGGCTATGGGAGAGAACAAGGTTGTTGTGGAGCATAAGAGTGGTGCCCCAAGTTTGGAGGACGCAATGAAGGCTATTGAGGAAGCTAGGGCCAAGATGAAGCTGGCGTCCATCGAGACTGTCGTTAACGAGATTAAGGAATGAGCCTGTCGTGGGAGAAGCATGAGGTGCTTAAGCCGCCGAGTGACGCGGAGCTTGCCTCCATGTCGCCGGAGGACGTGCTGAAGCTGCACGCTGTCTACCATGCCGCCATTGCCAATAGCAGGCGAGACAACTACAGGTATGGGTGGAAGCTGCCACATTGGAAGGATGCCGAGGAATTGATTTCTACGCACTCTGAGCTTCTGGTAAGTGGTGGAAATCGCTCAGGCAAAACTTGCTGGGCAGCTAATGCCATTGTAAGGGCGGCAGTGGAGAATAGCCAGTCCACGATTATGTGCTTTGCACAGAATGCTGACGTGTCTATTCGGCAGCAGCAGAGCGCCATCTATGACGCCTTGCCAGAGGAGTATAGAGTGAAGGTGCTGGGCACGGAGGAGAACATCTCCTACACGCGGAAGAACGGCTTTAGCAAGTCGAGTCTCATCCTGCCTAACAGCAAGAGTTCAATCATCTTTAAGACGTATGCCCAGTTCCTGAACAACGACACCATCCTTGAGGGTGCTGAGTTGGGATGCCGCGATCCCAAGTGGCTTAACATCGGGGCATGGTGCGACGAGTATTTGATTGGGCCTGAGCTTCTCGCTACGCTGCGTTTTCGCTTGGCTACGCGCAACAGCAAGCTGGTGGTGACGTTTACGCCCGTGGATGGCTACACGGAGGTAGTCCGTGACTACGTGCAGGGCGCTGAGACGTTGCGTACAAAAGAGGCTGAACTGCTGGGTGGCAGATCAGTGCCCTACCTGCAACGGTCTAGGAACCGGGATGCTGGCATCATCTACTTCCACAGCAAAGACAACCCATTTGGCGGATATGACCGTATCTCCAAGGACTTGGCTGGACGACCGGAGAATGAGATTCTCACTCGTGCATATGGCATTGCCACGAAGTCCATGTCCACGAAGTTCCCCAACTTCTCGCGGGAAGTGAATGTCATTCCCCATGAGAAGATGGACCTCAAGGGTAAGACCAAGTACATGGTGCTTGATCCGGCTGGGCGCAAGAACTGGTTCATGTGTTGGGTTGCCGTGGATGAGAGTGACACTTGGTTCGTCTATCGTGAATGGCCTGATGGCAATGTAGGGGATTGGGCTAAGTGGCATGGCGGCAAGTGGTCAGGCGGCGAGGCAGCTAAGGGATTGGGCTACGGCATCCGTGACTACGTTGACCTCATCACCAGCATGGAGTCCGAGACCAACGATACCATCTTTGAGCGGCTAATTGACCCACGGCTGGGTGCTGCCAAGTACCAGACTCAAGAGGGTGCTTCGTCAATCATCGAGGACTTGTCGGATGCTGGGCTTGTGTTCATTCCTGCTCCCGGCATTGACATTGAGGACGGGCTGCAAGCCTTGCAGACTAAGATGTCCTACAACAAGAAGAAGCCTATTGATTCGATGAATAGGCCGCATTTTTACGTCTCTGACAGATGCCAGAACATCATCTCGGCATTGCAGGAGTACACCGCTGAAGGCGGGCAGGATGAGGCATGGAAAGACCCAATTGATGTAATACGCTATTTGGCAGTGAGCGGAGTCGGATATGTTTCTCCAGACTCTATGAAAACCAAAACCCAATCCCGAGGCGGCTACTAATGAAAAAAATCAAACCCAAGGTTAAAGCTCCCATCGAAGATGTGGTTGCTATTGTTGAACCCGTAATCGTTCCCGTTGTTGAGGAACCAAAGCAAACCAACATCTTTGCCGCCAAGGTGCTGAAGCAAGCCAATAACCCGCAGTGGGTCTATTGTGTTGCTGTTGGCCAAGACATTGGACGCATTCATGTTGCTATTCCACGTCGCCTAACCGACAAGCTTGTTGGTAAGAACATCCAAGTTGAAGCAATCTCAGACATCACCGGCACATCCTATCGTTATGTTGAAGGACAACCACATTGATCCTACAACAGACAAGAAATGGCTATTGAGTCATTCTGACAGGCTCATTGCCTACGAGTATGCTGTAACGGCAAAGAAGAATAGCGCAGTGGAGATGTTTCCCGACGAACTTGCCGACAAGATTGGGCGACCCAAGGAGTACGTCACCAACATCATAAAGAACGCCATGTCTCACGCAAAAGCGTGCTATCATAACAACCAACACTATGCAAGAAACAAAGTCTCAGCACGCTCTCACATTTGTTGACCAAGACGGTCCTGACGTTGTTGTGCTGCGTGGGGCGTATGATCGAACGCTCACTGAGCTTTCCAGCTATTTCACTCAGTGCATTAGCAGCGGGGACAACCGTCGTTGCAATTGGCCGGGGAAGTCTGCGGATATGCGCAAGCATGGTGCTGATGCTTTCCCGTGGGAAGGTGCGTCCGACACTGAGGCACGCATCATTGACGAGCGCATCAACAACTACGTTTCGTTGTTCATGGCGTCTTTGGCTCGTGCAAACATTCGGGCCTATCCTACCGAGCACTCCGACACTGGTCGTGCACGGGTAGTTAGCGCATTCCTGAAGTGGATGGTGGCGTCCTACATCCCTCGCTTCAAGGAGGAGATGGAGCTTGGGGCCAACTACTTCCTTGAGCGTGGCCTGATGATTACGTACATCGGCTGGGAGCGTGTTGAGAAGAAGTATCTCCAGAAGATTGATCTCAACCAGATTGCCACCAGTTCGCCAGACTTGGCGCGTCTCATCATTGAGGGCAAGAATGACGATGATGTTATTGCCATGTTTAAGTCGGTCTATCCCGATCTTGTGGACAAGCGGGCCAAGAAGGCTTTGAAGGAACTCCGCGAGAAGGGTGTTGGCGAGATTCCTATTAGCCGTCTGTCGGTTGATCGTCCATTCTTGCAGACGTGTGCCCCTGACGGCGACGTGTTCTTCCCGTCCTACTGCATTGATCCCCAGCGTGCTCCCTTCGTTTTCTATCGCACGTTCCTGACGGTGCAGGAAGTGTTGTCCCGCGTCACTTCCGATGGCTGGGATGAGTCGTGGGCGGAATACATCTGCTCCAAGTATCGTGGCGTAAACACCTACAATCTGGAGAGCGTCTACGGCACTCGTGGCACGTCTACGACCCGCTATCGCCAGCAGTACAACGCCAACGAACTCATTGAGGTGGTCTACGGCTTCCAGCGTCTGATTGACTCTGAGGACGGCTCTGAGGGCATCTACTGCACCATCTTCCACCCCAAGTGGTCTGGTGATGCCAAGGTAAAGGGCTACGCCAAGTTTGAGCTTCTGAACGGCTACAACGACTATCCCTTCGTCGTCACCCGTCTGAGCAATGCATCCAAGCGGATGTACGACATTGAGACGTTCTCGGACCTTCTGCGTGGGCCACAGGATCAGGTTAAGGCTGAACGCGATAGCCGCACTGACCGCAACAGTCTGGCGACTCTTCCGCCAATTCTGCATCCTCCCGGCAATGCTCCGTCGGACTACGGCCCCGGTCGTTACATCCCCATCCGGCGTGCTGGTGAGATTAGCTTTGGGCCTACGCCTCCGTACAACCCCGGTTCCATTGAAATGGAGCGCACGATGATTGGTGCTGCCGACAAGATCGTTGGGCTTGCCGTTGACGATCCCCTGTCTTCCATTCGCCAGCAGTATTTCGTTAATAAGTTCCTGTCGCACACGCAGGACGTCATCAAGATGGCGTTCAAGTGCTATCAGCGGTTTGGCCCAGATCAGGTGTTCTTCCGCGTCACTGGCGTGGCTGATCCCATGCAGTTTGAGAAGGGCAATCCTGACGAGGACTTCGACATCAAGATTAGCTTTGATGTGCTGAACAACGATCCTGAGACGCAGGAAGCTCGCCTAGGCCAATTTGTAAACCTTTTGCAACTAGACAAGAATGGGCGCATCAACACCGATAGCCTGCTTGAATCTATGGCCGCAGCCATTGATCCCATCATGGCAGATGCCATCTTGCAGCCAGCAGAACAAGCCTCTCAGCAAGTTGTTAAGCTGGTTACGGATGACCTCTCTAAGATTTTCGCTGGCATTGAGATGCCTGCTCGTCCTAATGGCGCTCAGATTGCCTTGCAGGTCATTCAGCAGTATGTCTCTCAGCCTGATGTCGCCCAGCGTGCGGAGCAGGATGAAGCATTCCGTGGACGCCTTGAGAAGTACCAACAGCAATATGCTTTTTCATTGACTCAAATGCAAAATGCTGAAATCGGTCGTATTGGAACACAACCATCCAATATGGGTCAAATAAATACTCAAAAAATCGGTGCTTAAACATGGCGACATAGATAATTCTACGGGTTTAGTCTTTTGGTCAAAGACTAGAGGAAATGAGTGCTGGCTTGATCCCATTAAGTATTTATTTAAAAAAAATACTGTTCATAAAAAATCAAGGATTAAGTATGCTTTAAATCTTACCGAAAGCAGAACCCGTGTTCGTGAATATGGCCGTGCTAATAGTGCCATGAAAAATGCATCATTTAAAAAATGGTCCCAAAAGAATTCCGCAAGAATTAAAGACTCAAGGCTTAAGCGAACTTACGGAATTTCTGGTGAAGATTATGAAAAGATGTTTAAACAACAGAATGGACGATGTGAAATATGCGAGACACAAAAATTAATTCTTTGCGTAGATCACTGTCATAAAACCGGCAAGGTCAGGAAACTTCTTTGCCATAATTGTAATACTGGAATAGGTCAATTAAAAGATAATTACAATTTGCTTACTAAAGCAGCCGATTACATTAAAAAACACACGTTCGATCCTAACGCTAGCGGCTAGTTGCTTTCACTTCGTGATTAATCTTATTCGATCCGTTTCAGTCGCCGCATTAATTAAGGCGAGCTAGTTACGTTTCATGTTTCAATCTCACACTGGGGTTGCAGGGGGAGTTTGAGGGGGAATTGCGGCTTCCTGTCAAGCTTATTCCATTGACACGATCAGATAACATCTATTTGCAATAGTTTATGAACATCTTCAACAAGAAGCATCCACTGGAGCAGCAGATGGCTTTTCTGTCAGACCGTGAGCAGTTCCTCGACTTTCTCGACTGGATTTCCGCTGGCCGAGAGAGTGCCATTGGGCAGATGCAGCGGGCACCCGATGGTCGTCTCCGCGAGATTAGCGGCAAGATTCAGGTGTACGACGAGATTCTCAATCTTTGCAATTACAACAGCCTCCTGATGAAGCGAGCCGTGCGTATGTCCAATGGTTTGCCGGGATGATGTTATACTCCGATTTCGCAATGCCCGTGGCGTAAAGACGGCAACCTATGTCTACTGAAGTTCAAACGGCTAGCGCAGGAGCCGATACAAAACCTGTGGTGAAAAATATGTCGAATAGCGAGCTAATCGCTATGCGGTATAAGGCTCTGGGGGATGCTTCTAAGGCGCAAAAATCGCCTGAGAAACTTAGCCAAGAGTCGCAAGAGGTAGTTCCCGATGTCGTCGAAGCTCCAAAAGAGGAAGTGCGGCAAGAAGAGCCTGCTCCTACTCCTTCGGAACAAGATGCCAAAGAGGAACAAAGGGTTCTTTCTAAGGACGTTGATTTGGATAGCATGAGTGAGGCAGAGCTTAAAGAGCTGTCCCAGAAACTCGGTAGCAAGGCTGTCGCCCGTTATGGCGAACTCACAGCCAAGCGTAAAGCAGCCGAGGAGCAACTGGAAGCACTTAAAGCCGACATTGCTAAACGTAGTTCAAACCAGTTGGAAGCCACGGTGAAGGATAATCCCTACGCCAACATTGACAATCCTAACGACCTCAAGTCGAAATATCAGGAAGTCACTGAGGTTATTGACTGGGCCGATGACTTGCTCGAAAAGGGCGATGATCTCGGTTCCGACGACATTTTGACGAATGTTAACGGAAAGGACTACAGCAAACGCGAAATCAAGGAAGCACTGCGGAAGGCGCGAAAAGCAAAAGAGGTCTACTTGCCCGATCAGGACAAACAGATCAAAATTGGCGAAGAGCGCAAAGCCTTCAAGCAAGCCCTAGTTGAACGGGCTAAGACAGAGCTTCCTTGGATGCAAGGAGAGGACAATGATGTGCGAAAGCAGTATGAGGCAATGGTTGGTGACAATCGGATTCGGGATATTGAAAAGATCCTGCCCGAGCTTGCGCCGCAATTGCCCTACTTGTTGGCCCATGCGGCCAATAGCCTGTATGCACGTCGCTCCGTTGACGCAAAAGCTGCGCCACGTCTCTCCCCGCCGTCTCTAGTGGTTAGCCAATCAACAGAATCCAATCAGCCCGAGACTCGTCAGTCGAAGGCCCTGAATGACCTCTCCAGCCGCTTTGGGAAAAGCGGGAGTTACAAGGACTTCAAAGCAATTCGTGCTCTTCAACACTCTAAACTCTAACTATCATGGCTTTTTCTAATACTTACAACGTTACCAATCCCGGCTCTGGCGTCTCCAATCGTGAAGACCTCACGGACGTCCTGACTATTCTGGCTCCCGAGGAGACCCCGGTCCTCTCGCTCGCCAACAAAAGCAAGGCTACGGCCACCTTCAATGAGTGGACTGTGGACGTGCTCGCTACGCCGTCTGCCACGGGCATCCAAGAAGGTGCGGACATCACGACCTTTGCGGACAAGTTCGCTGGTCGTGCGCGTCTCGGCAATTACATCCAGCTCTTCCGCCGTGACTTCATGGTGAGCCAACTCCAGCAGGCTGTGGAGTCGGTTGGTCCCGGTCGCATTGCCGAGGCTGAGTCGAAAGCTATCCGTGAGCTTAAACGCGACATGGAGAAGGTGCTTTGCGGCGATCAGGACCGATCGGTTGAAGACGGCGCTTCCGCCCGTTACGTCAGCCGTGGCCTTGGTCTCTGGACGTCTAACACCCCCGGTGCTGACGTTCCAAGCAACTTCCGTACTCCCACGGCGTCCATCCACTCGGTTGGCACGTTTACGGAGAACGTCTTCAACGGTCTTGTCGCTTCCATCTTCAGCCAGACTGGCACGGTGGATAAGCTCTCGCTCGTTGCTGGTACGACCCTTCGCCGCACGGTGAGTGGGTTTGCCCGTTCGGACAACAACACGAACGAGAACGTCTACCACGTCAATCAAATGGCGACTGACAAGGAAATCACGCTTGCTGTGAACACCTATGACAGCGATTTCGGTCTCATCACCGTCATCAACGGCAATCCTGCGTGTTTGCCTGATGCGTCCCGTGGCTACATCATCAATCCCGCGTATATCGGCGTTGCTGAACTGATGAGCCTCGGTTCCACCCGCGTTCCCGATCAGGGTGGTGGTCAGCGTGGCTTCGTTGACGCCGCCGCTGGTTTGCAGGTGTTTAGCCCGCTTGCCCACGGCAAGATTACGGTTGTCGCCTAATAACTAGTTGCTATCAAAAGCCCGTGTGGTAGAATACTGCACGGGCTTTTTTATGGAAATCATTACGTCAATCCCAAGATATTCAGATGGTGAAGTCAATCGTGCGCTGATGCGCGAAATTACCACTGGAATTGCCTTGAAGCAGGCATGGGAGAATGAGCGCGAGAAGATTTGCTCGCAAGAGGTTCAGCGGATCAAAGACACACAGAAGGCAAACATCAAGGGGATGCGTTGCGTGGCAGTGACGCCAGCGTGGGAGTGGTTCAATCTGCGCAACAAGTATGGCCATGAAGCCATGCACGACAAGGGGTTCATCAAAGACTTCCAGAAGCGTTTCCCTAATTTGGCTCCAAACAAACTCTAATGCAAGAAGTAGCATACAGCTCCATTTACAATCAGGTCTGTGCTCTTGCAGGAGTTACTGATTTTACGGTTCAGGAACAAGTGTTGATTACGACGCTTGTCAATCGACGCGCAAAGTTGGCCTATGAGGGGTCGGACTTTTGGCCGCGTTGGCTTGTGGTTGGTGAGAATCGGGGCTATCTTTCGACCGCGGTGGTTGCTGGCAGCTTTGTGGCTGGCTACACCTACACGATTTTGACGGTGGGTAGCACCAACTGGACTAGCATTGGTGCTTCAGCCAACACGGTTGGCGTTGTATTTGTGGCTACGGGGGTAGGTAGTGGCACGGGCACGGCAACGCTTAACAGCAACATTGTTCCATACGAGAAGGCCGGATCACCCACCATCGACACCTACCTCCGTATCCATAAGAGCTACCAGCCGTTCTTTCAATACTCGTCGGTTGAGGTGGAATACTACGTTGACGCACTCGGTGCTCACGTAATGGGTGACACGCTGCCTTCTTCGTCCGTTTTCGTGACGTACAAGAAGGAATGGAATGGTCCGTACACGTCTACGTCTACTAACATTCCCGAAGAGTGGAATGAATATCTCGGCCATGCTGTTTTTGCTGACTTCCTGCGGTTGGATGCGCAAAACGAGAAGGCACTAATCGAGGAAAAGGTTGCTGAAGGCATCCTTCAAGACCAGCTTATGAAAGTGGATGTAACACGCTCTGTTGGTGTATTATCCCATCGAATCTCAACACACGCCAGCCGATCCTATCGCACTCGATGAACTCTTACGTTGTAAACCTCTATCCTGTATCGAACGATCAGGCTCCAATGCAGACGATTGTCGTGGGCACGAGCGCCACGTCGTTTGTAAATAACTTCGATACTAAGACCAACGTATTCTTCTTCACGCTGCATAACGGAAACGTGTATGCAACATTTGATGGAACCACTCCTAGTTCTACTAATGGGCATACGATTGAGTCTCCGTATGTTGGCTGGTTCAATAAGATTGCCATCAAGAATATGAAGCTGGTGAAACACACTGGTGGAGCGGCAATCGTAGCAATCTCTCAATTCACTCACTAACATGGCCAACGCTAAAATTGTAAACACTCCGTCTCAGGCTATTCCTCAGTATGGCTCGGTACACACTCAGGTTACTATCGGCGCTACGGTTGGTGCGTTGATTGGTGGCCTCACGCTGAGTGGCAATACGACGCACGTCTTGTTTCAGTTCACCGGGGCTAATGCTCGCGTTACGTTTGACGGCACCAATCCAACGACGACGAAAGGCTTCATTTATTCTGATGGGTCCACGGCCTATTTGACGCGCAATATGGCGATTGCGGCGAAAGCCATTCGTGACGACAGCACCGATGTTGTTGTTGAGTTGCAGGAGCTTAATTTCCTCTAATGATTAGTCCGTTTGAGAGTCCTATCAATGTAAAGCGGATGGGCTACTTTGCTGGCCTTCGTCCCGCGTTTGCCGACCGTGAGTTTTGGTCGGATGTTTTGATGACTCCTCAAGACAACAATCCCCCTGACGTCATCTATTCGTTGGTTACGTCTTCTGGGGATAGATTCATTGACAGCGCATCCAACCCTCTAATCGCAGTTACATAACATGGCCGACATTCGCATCAAAGACCTGCCAACTACGGCAACGCAGACAGCTAGCGACGACTTCATTGCGCTTGACGGAACCGTAAATGGAACCCGCAAGATTGATGCGAGTGCTCCGTCGTTTAAGACGAGTGTTACGTCTCCGTCTATTGTAGCCCCCGCCACCACCGCGCTCACCCTCGCAGGCGGCAGCACGGGCGCGAGTCTGGTGCTGGGCGCGACGACGAATGGCGTGGCCACATTGAAGAGCCTTGGCACCGGGCGCACCGTAATCAGTAGCGCACTTGGAGCGACAACGCCGACCGCCGCAGTATTTAACGACACGCTCAACACACGGACAACCTTCGGCATCATTGGAAACGGAGGCTCCTCGCAGACCGTGCTTCAGTTTGGTTACGGGTTAGTAACCGCACCGACCAACACCGGGAGTATCTTCGTTTCAGCCAGCGACTTCATACTGAGCACGGCGGGATCTCTTTCTTTTGGACTAACGGGAGGAGCGGAGTGGGCGCGTTTTGCTACCTCCACCGGCAACCTCCTGATCGGCACGACGACGGACATCACCGGCACGGGCGGGCTGCACGTCGCAGGCACGAGCACGGCATCCACCACCACATCCGGCGCACTCCGCGTCGGCTCCAACGTCGGCCTGAGCGGCAACGCGGGCGGGGCGAGTTATTTTGGGGGGACGGTAAACATCACTAGCACAGCGGCGCAGGCGGGATTGAGCGTAAGTAATTCATCGGGAAACATCCCTACGATTTATCTTCGGCAAAACAATTCCGCGACTGGAGATTTTACGCTCCAGAATAAAAACGCAACATCGGGCTATGTGTCTTTTTCGGCTGGCGGCGGCGTTGACAGTCTGCGAATCTACCCGACTACGGGCAACGCTGTGGTTGTTTCTACCACCTCCGCCTCCTCCAGCACCGTCGGCGCACTCACCATCGGCAACGGCACGGCGGCGACCAACGTGGCGATTGGTGGGGGGAATGTATTCCTCGGCGGAACCATCACTTCCAGCAACACAGCGGGAGGGCAATTTTTCTCTGGTGAAGGTGGAGCCACGACAAATCGGTTTGCCAATGTTTCAAATGCGGGCGGGCAAATCTTCTACGGTGTCGAATCGTCGGCAGGCGGCTCAATACTTACTGGAACAACTGCATACGGCGGAGTGTTCGCAACCAATAATTCCACTGCCCTGCACCTTGGAACCAACGGCGCGTCTCGCGTAACCATTGGGGCGACCGGCATAGTCAGTGTTGTAAACTCCACCCCCTCCACCCTCACCACCAACGGCGCGCTCGTCGTGACTGGCGGCGTGGGCGTGGGCGGGGCGATGAATGTGGGGGGAGCGGTGAATGTCGCAGGCCAGATCATCACAAACACTGGCACCGCCGCCGCACCGATCATCTCTCTCAACGGCACGGCAAACGGGCTGTATTACACGGGGGCAAACATTGTCCGCATTGCCGCAGCAGGAGTGGAGGCGGCGACATTCGCGGGCAGCGCGGCTAATTTCACGGGGACTGGCACCTTCGCGGGCGCGGTATCTGGCGTAAGTGTTGTCTCCACTGCCAATGCCAACGCTGGTGGACTCTACTCCTTCATCGCAAACAGCGCCGGAGCACCTCGCTACGCTTGGAAAAAAGCAAACGCCTCGGTCAATCAAACGCTCTGGGACATAGACGGCGGTATTGACGGGCAGCTCAGTATTCGCGCCATCAATGATGCCGACAACGCGGCTTCCGTTGCAATGACCGTCACACGCAGCGGAGCGACGGTGACGGGAATTAGCTTCCCGACAGGCGCCGTGACGGCGGCAAGCACGGTTCAAGTCGGCACCGTCCTCCGTGTTGGCGGAGCAACCGCATCCTTCCCCGGCCTAAGAAACACGGGTGCACAGCTCGACGTAGTGACTGCAAGCAATAGCGCATGGGCCGACATTGCGGCGGCGCAGTTCAAGCAATCCGATAACGGCATCTCGTGGAGTTCGGGGACGGGTTCTCCTGAAGGCGTAAAAACCGCCCCAGTCGGTTCACTCTATTCCCGCACGGATGGCGGGGCATCGACCACTCTTTACGTCAAACAATCCGGCACGGGCAACACCGGCTGGGTAGCAAAGTAATTTCCTATTATGAACGATCCCATCATCACCACCACGCTCCAGCGCGTCCAGACCGACCCGCAAGGCGAGGCTCCTATCGCCACGGCCTTCTTCGAGAAGAAAACCATCATTGACGGGCAAACCTACGTCGCGCCGTGGACGCAAGTGACGTGGCCGTTGAAGAGCGATAAGACGGTTACGGTTGGCGACCTCACGTACACCTACGCCGAGGTTTCTGCTGCCGTTACGGCCATCGCCTATCAGGAGTATGCGGCCTCCGTTGCTGCCCCCGTAGCTGCCGAGCCTGTTTAATAATGCGCCGTCTGGTTGCACTTCTGGCAATCTTTGTTGCGCTCGCCGGATGCTCTAAGCGTTCTGGCGAGCCAACAATGTTCACTGGACGCACCTTGTCTAACAACGAGGTGATTTTGGCCGTAAATGGTGCGCTGACGGGCAAAGCTAGCTATGCGGAAGTGAACAGCGAATGGCTTGCTTGGGCCTATGCCGACTTCCGCCGCGAGTTGTCCGCTGGTCAGTTTGGCGTTACGAGGTGGGACAATAAGAGCCAATGCACGTTGTTTGCATCTGCCTTTGAAGTCTATTGCCAGAAACGCTATTTCGCGCAGTCGTTCCATAGCGGGACGAAAGCTGATGGCATTGCAGTGGGTGTGCGCTGGTACAAGGAAACGCCAACTATGGGCCATGCCGTGAACATTATTATTACGGAGCGTGGCATCATTGATTTTGAGCCACAAAGCGGGCGAGTCCTTGCGCTTGGTGATGACAAGATTGTCAGCAGCTTTATGAAAAAGTTTGACTGATTGGGTTAGAATGTCAGCATTTTGGCGATGACCACTATTCAAGCACTTAACAATCTGTACAACGCCAGTCGCCGCGCTCCTCTGTCTGCGGAAGAGCATGAGATTCTGAAGAAGTCTGCCGAGGTTCTTCTTGAAGCCATTAAACCCAAGGAGGACGCCCCAGTAGTCGAGTTTGACGGCAAATCGTCTTAAAACGCAAGGAATGGCCCTTTAATGGGCATCCTAGCGACTCGCGCAACAGGCATTAGGCCCCAAATTGGGGCTTAATGCATAAAACAACACACTTATGGACTTCTCAACTCTACTTGCCGGTCCACTAGGTGGTGTTTTAGGACTCGGGGGAGCCATCTTTCAGAAGTGGCTCTCCATGAAGGAGGCTAAGGACAAGCATTCCATGCGTATGGAAGAGCTTAAAGTGGTGTCCCAAATTGATTTGCAGAAGGCTGAGATCAACCTGCGGCAAACCACGGAAGAGACTAGCGCCACGCTCTTTGGCAAGGCCATTGATGCTCAGGCTGCGGCACGCCCAAATTCAGGCGTAGTTTCCGACATCATTGCCCTGTTCCGCCCCGGCCTCACTTTGGCCCTGTGGATTAGCTCTACGACTCTCGCAGTGTGGTATCGTACTGAACAGCCTGAACTAATGAATTTCATCATCACTTCCACATTCGGGATGTTCTCCATCTCAGTTGGTTACTGGTTCGGTGTTCGCACTGAGCAGAAGATGTCTCTGGCGTCCAACAAATGAACTACACGAGACACGTCGGCAGCGACATTCTGGCGGTTGTAAGCGCATCGTCATCCATTGCAGCTTGGCAGGAGCAGCTAGACTGGGCTTTGCGAATCATCGCATCCCTCTTGGCTATTTCCGCTGGCATCTACTCCATCATCGTTAGGTACAAGAAGGTTAAATGAACCCACGCGATTTGCCATGTAATAGCCCTCGCCGGGATGTCCAAGGCGGCAAGAAGTCGGTTGTGCGAGCCTGCCAGAACGGAAAGTCTAAGGTGGTGCGCTTTGGTGATGCAAATATGACCATCAAGAAGTCTTCGCCTGAGCGTAAGGCTTCCTATTGCGCACGGTCTGGCGGCATCAAGGGAACAGCCAACAAGCTCTCCGCTAATTATTGGAGCCGCAAGGCATGGGGATGCTAAAATAAGCCATGAGCAAATCCAGCGAGAAGTACAAGTCTAAGAAGCAGATGGTCAAGCACGAGCGTGGCGAAGGCAAACGTGAGCGCGAGATGGAATACGGCAAAGGCGCCAAGTCCAATGGCTGTTGTGGCCGTAAATCCTGCAAGTAATGCCACTCACTAAAAAGGGTAAGGCTATTTTTGCTGCAATGAAGGAGCAGTATGGCCCTAAAAAGGCCAAGCAAGTCTTCTACGCAGCAGAGAACAAGGGCACGATTAAGGGAGTTCATTCAGTACGCAAAGCCGTTCGCTGATAGTGTAGAATGAGCGTATGCCACGGTATGCCTCGTTCGGTCGGCTTGATAGCCAACTAATTGATGATGGAGATACGGCTTTTGCCGTGCTCAATCAACGTCTTCGCCCTGACCAGTTAAAGCCGGGGGAAGTTGCCGTAAGCCAGAATGGGCGTATGGACGTGGATGGCTCGTGGCAGACGCGGAAGGGCTATCGGAACGTCTTTGCCAACATTGCCAATGGGGCTGGAGCAGTGGTGCTTCCGCTTACGCTGAATGACGCATCTCCGCCCGTTTTGAATGATGCTGCGGCAGTTGCTATTTACGGAACCTGTCTCTATTCGGATCAGTCTGCTGCAAACACGGAATACATCGTATTGGCTACTACCAGTAAAGCCATTCTCGTAAAGACCAGCAACACCAGCGTCTCGTACAACATCCCCTATCCCGCTGGTCAGACAGTTGAGTCTACGTGCGAAGTCATTCAGGCATTCAACTATCTCTTCCTGTTTCGTGATGGCAAAGTGGCATTCCAGTGGGATGGCAGTGCGCTCACCGGAAGCCCCGTGTTTACGTTGGTTGACAACGGAAATTACACGCAGCCCCTTGTTTACGACACCGCCGGGAACACTGCCATTGCCAATGGCGTTGTCACCGTCACTGAATCTGGGCACGCAATTCTGGTGGGTGATTCCGTTGTTGTTAGCGATGCCGGAACCACCAATCTCAACCCGCTCACTGAGTACAGGGTTTACGCCAAGACTTCCACGACGTTTTCATTCAAAGCAGACGCAAGCGACATCACCGGGGCTAGGATTACGGTGGGTAAGCGTCAGTCTATTGGCCTTGGCTTCACGCACATGCCAGCCCCGCCTTGGGCCACCTACCACCAGCGTAGGCTCTGGATGCCATTCAACTACTCGATGGCTGGAACGTCTGGCACGCCAACGATTACGTCGCGCAATGTGAGCGATGAATTAATTGCATCTGACATCCTTGATCAGAACACCTACGACCAAATCGAGAATCAGTTCAAGATTGCCTCTGGATCGTCTGATTTCATTGTTGGGCTGCATCCATTCTCGGAAGATGCGTTAGTTGTCTTTGCCCGTAACTCCATCCACCTAATTCGCGGCGTTGGTGCTGACCTCCAGAACTCAAGTGTTCAGGAAGTGACGCGAGAAGTGGGCGCGGTTGCTCGCAAGTCCATCGTCCAGATTGGCAATCAAATCCTGTTCTTGTCAGACAACGGGGTTTACAGCGTCAACTTTGAAGACCTTTACAACTTGCGCGGGGCATCCGTTCCCATGTCGGAGCCTATCAATCCAATCATGGGCCGCATCAACAAGAACTATGCGGCTGGCGCTATTGGAGTCTATCACGACAATCGCTACTATCTAGCTGTGCCATTGGACGCCTCTACGGTGAACAATGCCGTCATCGTGTTCAATCTCTTGAATAATGGCTGGGAATCGCTGGATTTGATTAACAACAGCCAGTGGAACATCATTGGCTTTGTGCGCTCTGGCGCAGGAACGGTTAATCGCCTGCACACGGTGAGCAAGGAGGGCGGGGTTCACGTCATTGATGAGGGCGGGGTTAATGCCGACGACTACTACGACAACCTGTGCCTTACGTTGTCTTCGCCTGCTGTGATAACGCAGTTGAACATTGATTCCATGCTGACTACGCGGCAGTACACCTATTCCACGATGGATAGGAAGCGGTTCAACTCGTATGAGTTGCATCTAGAGAGTGCCAGCAACATCCAGTCTGACGCCAACATTTCCGTGGAAGTTGAGAACCCAGATTCTAGCGTCAATCTTGGTAGTGTCCTCACCGTCTATGGCAATTATGTCGCTTCCGGCGAGGATGTCTCTATTCGCTCACGCATTGGGAACAAGCGTGGATATGGAGCGCAGTTTACAGTTGCGCCAACTCAAGGACGCCCCAAGATTAGGGCTGTGAAGATCACTGGCGCACTACAAAACGGCTCAACCTCATCTGCTGAATAAAATGGGCATCATCAAAAGAGGCTACACGTTTTCCGACAAGAATGAGGATTGGGCAAGCCGCAAAGCCACGGCTATCCGTCTAAACAAGCTCATTGATGACTCCGTTTGGGATGGAGCACTCAACTCTGATGGGTATGCCCCAGATGATGGCATTACGCCGAATACGCCAACAAGCCTTTCTTTTACGTCTGGAGTTGAGTCAATCACACTTAGCTGGACGTGGACGCAGAACACTGCCCCGCTGAAGACGTGGATTTACGAGAACACCACGGCTTCTATTCCATCTACGCCATCGTTTTATGTTGGGCAGGATCAACGGACATTCTTCCGTAACAACCTAGTAGCTGGCTCTGTCCGCTACTACTGGATTAAGGTTGAGGCGCGTAATGGACGATTCTCTGGCATCACTGGGCCTATTACGGCCACTGTTGCAACGTGGCCGGTGACTGACACAATTACGGTTAATCTAGGCAAGAAAATCACTCGTTCTGCTACGGCTCCCGCTAGTCCGAACGATGGCGACATCTGGATTAACACGTCAGAGAACAACATTCTCTATCGCTACGATACGTCCTCGTGGGTTCCCTATCCCGACAAACGGGTGGACAGCATTGCAGACGAGTATGTGTTGATGGTTACGCCTACGGGTGCTGGCCCAAGTCAGCGCATCATGGGCTTCCGTGCAACTAATGCTGATTCTGGGAAGCTAATTGCATCCGCAACTCGGTCGTCAAATGTAGTCACTATTAACACGACCACGGCTCATGGTTATGCTAGCAGTGATTTGATTAGCATGACGGCGATTGCGTATGCTACAACCAATCCAAACGGAAGCTATCTAATTACGGTTACTACCACGACTCAGTTCACATACGTGCTTCCATCTGGAGTTGGAACTGAAATCTACAATGTTTCTGGGGCCTATGTTGCAAAGGGCACTGAGTTTGTGATTCAAGCGGATAAGTTTGCTGTTATTGACTCAACTGGTGTTGGTCAGATTGCTCCGTTTCAAGTTGTTGGAGGAACAACCTACATCAAGAACGCATTGATTCAGGAGGTTTCCGCCGGAAAGATCACTGCTGGAACAATCACCAGCCAAGCCCTGACCATTTCAGATGGTGGTACTTCCGGCTCTGGAATTATTCAGTCCTCTGGATTCACTGCTGGATCGTCTGGATGGCGCATTCGCGGAACGGGTGATGCTGAGTTTAACACCGTAACTGTCCGCAACGGAACTATCACCGGATCAAGCATTGGTACGCCAACCATTACTAGCGCCGTGTTTACAGATGCCTTGGTGATTAACTCCACGATTGGCGTAAGGCGGTCTGCTGACAACGGTGTCCTAACCATCACTGGTGCATCAACCAACGGCTCTGCCGCTGGCGCACAGATTGACTTGGTTGGAAACAACTTTGGTGGAACCGGGCTTGGTGGCTATCTATTGCTGCAAGCTGGACAGGGCGCGGCGTCAGAGATTAGGATGCACACTAATGTAAGCACCACGGCAAATGTTGGTGTTGAGCGCATGGTAATTGACACATTTGGGCTTGTTAATGTTTCACGCAACCTTAGCTCTGGATCAGTATTCACTAAGGATGCCGGAAGTATGTGGGTCGATAGCAATCTTGCTGTTGGCTCAACCGGACCTTTGAATGTAAACACGGCAGTGGGTATAATTTCTGCGTCTAATTCGATTTATAGCACTGGAGCTGGTGGAACCCGAGTTGGGTTTCTCGATGCTGATGGAGCTTCATCTGGCCAGACTTACGTTGGTCTGCGTTACGACAATTCCAATAATAGGGCTGAACTTAAAGCATTGACTGGAGGAACGGCATACAGAGATGTATATGTGGCCCCAAATGCTTTTATTATGTTTGGAACTCATGCGTCAATTGGGTCTGAAACGGTCACTGGATATATCGAAGTGAAGGATTCTACTGGGGCTGTAAGGAAACTTGCTGTTGTATCTTAATCTAAACCAATCATAATATGCCAATTCTATCTAAGGGCTACACGTTCACCGGCACGGACACCGTAACCTCCACTAAGCTAAACAACCTTGTTGATGCAGCCACGTTTGCCGCTGGTTGCGTTGACGACACGACCACTCAGCTAACTGGTGGTCAAATCATCGTGAAGAACGGTGGTATTACGCCAAGCAAGTTGAGCACGGGTGCCCCAACGTGGACGACTGGAAGCAACCTAACGGTGGCTGGCACGCTAACCACTGGAGGCACCATTGCTACGTCTAACGGCCTTAACGTCTCTGGAAGCGTTGAGATTAACACCAATCTGTCCGTTGACGGAACTTCGCTTCTAACTGGAGACTCCACCTTTGCTGGGCAAATCATTGCCAGCGGCACCGCTACTAGTCGCACTGTTCCAATGGTCACTGCATCCGCCAGCCCCAATGCCATCAGTTTTGGCTGGGATAGTGGCGACTTGCTTGTTAAGATTGACGGCACCAACTGGAAGGTTACGCTCACCGCAGTTTGAACCCAATAGAAGAAGCCAAGAGCCATTACAAGTCCAAGGGATGGAGTTTTGAGCAGGATTTGGGGTTCTATCTGTGCCACGGGTACGTGTTTAGCACGCCGGACAGGCTTCTTCTAGCAAAGCCAGTGAGGAAGGGCGTTGGGGAGTCTGATTGGCATCCAGACAACCCCGACTGTTGGTATGTGCATTACGCGGCTGGCAAACACGTTTTAAGCTGGTTTGTGGCTCAAGCGCCACACTACCTGCCATTCATGGGCTGGATGCGTAATAAAGGCTGCAACGAGGGCTTTAGAGCCTATCCAACGAATCTGCTCTGTGCTAAACTAAGCGTTAAAGACTATGGCTTCCGTTAAAACTCCAACTCCACCTCCTGCTCCAACGGCTATTAGTGCGGCAGACGAGTATCGCCGGACGGCGGATATGATGGCTGATCCCGTGTTGCAGCAGAAAATGCTGGACGTTGAGAAGCAACTCCGTCCGCAATATGCCGCGCTCAATCTGGCTGACCTCCAAACCTACCAGACTGGTTTGCTTGGAATGCAGGATGCCACGACGCGGCAGGCGGCTGCGCTTGAGCGTGAGACGTTGGCTGCGCAACGTGCGGCTGACATTGGCGACGTGGAGAAGTATGGCGGGCGTGCAACGGCTGCGCTGCGTGCTGCTGACCCCTATTCAGCGCGTATGGCTGAGTTGAGCCAGCAGGCGGCAGAAAGTGCCTATGCCTCGTCCAATCAGGTTACGCCTGAGCAGATGCGCTTGGCTCAACAGCAGGCTCGTGCGGCTGGCAGTGCTCGTGGGCGTCTTGGCGACCAATCTACCATTGCTTCTGAGATTTTGGGGCGTGAGGATGTCCTTGCGCGGCGTCGTGCGGAAGCTGCGCAAATGGGCCAGCTTGCTTTCGGTATGAACCGGGCAATCAGCGCAGACCCGTTCCAAGCCATTCTGGGGCGTCAATCGGGCGCTATGGGTTATGGGGCGCAACAGATGGGTATGGCCCAGCAATTGGGTTCTCAGGCCATTGGGCCGCGTGCTGTGGACTACAACGCGGGGCTTAACTTGGCCATGCAGAACCAGAGCAATCTAGGCAGCTATCAGACGGCTATTTACGGGTCTCAGGCTCAGGTTGCCGGGGCTAATGCTCAGGCTCGTGGGGCCATGATTGGTGGTGCGCTTGGTGGTCTTGGCGCTTTTGCTGGAGGTAAATGCTGGGTAGCTCGTGAAGTTTACGGAGAGAGCAATCCAAAGTGGATTCTATTCCGCGAGTGGCTTAACAACCATGCTCCAAAGTGGTTTGACAGTCTTTACGTGAAGCACGGCGAGAAGTTTGCCGCTTGGATTGCCAACAAGCCATTCTTGAAGTCGATCATCCGCAAATGGATGGATTCCCGCATTGCAGTCCTTGTCAGCACTAAAGGTTTGTCCTACGCTTAACTATTATGGCCGTTGCAACTGGCAGTCAAATTAGACCTGAACTCTCGGCTGTTAATTACACGCCATATTTGCAGGCTACGGGGCAAGCTGCTCAGATGTCCGCTCGTGGCGCTGAGAACATTGGTTCCGCATTGGCCAATCTTGGTCAACAGGCTGGTAATGCCATTAAGGAGTATAAGCAAAACAAGGAAAGGGAGAAGCAATATCAGGGTGTGATTAAAACAGCAGATACGCTTAGCAAGGGATACGAGGGAATTATTGAAAGATTAAACCCGCGCATTGCAACCGCACTAAGTGATTTGCGATCTAGGATTACAGATCCAAATATTTCTACTGTTGAGAAATATTCAGCGGCCCAGTCTTTCTTGGACAACGCTCCGAATTTGTTGAATGCTGGACTTAAAATGGCGGATATTGAATCCGATTCTGCTTCTAAAACTGCGGAAATCAACAGCAAGAAAGCAATTCTTGAAAGAGAACAAAGAATCAAATCAGGTGGAAGTAATATGGCACTTGGACAACCAGTCGGTGTTCAATTGGCTCCAGACGAGCTAAATGAGGCTAAAATATTTGCCGCAGGAGTGCTGGAAAAGGGTCAAACGACTAAGCGTGTAGATGAGGTTGTTAATGGAAAAGTTACCCCAATTCTAGAAACTACTAATTTGATAACTGGCCAAGTTTCAAAATCTGCAATCAGCCCGCCATTCCAAAGCGCAGAAGACATTGCTAAGGGTGAAAGCAAAAAAGAGTACATCAAGTCTGGCGCTGAATCCTTAAAGAAATTGGACGCTGACCTTGAGCTTGCAAGAAGCCAATCCGAGTTTGCGGATCAATTGTCTGATGCAATTAAATCTGGAGCAACAACTGGAGCATTTGCGTCTGCTTCTGGCACAGTTAAGAATGTTCTGGAATCAGTGTTTGGCGGAGATTATGGTGCATCCACTCAACGTCTCTTTGAGAAGGGCGCTAAGGGCATGACGATGAGTCAAGTTAGGGCCATGTGGAAGGGGCTTGGTTCAATGTCTGATACTGATTTGAAGGAGGGTGTTAAAACTTACGGACTCATCAGCGATCCCAAGAAAGCATTGGAGTATTACATTGAATCCGCAAAGATAAACCGTGAGCGACTTGAGCAAAGGAAACAACTGTCTAAACAGTTAATTAAAGGCGGAGCAACACAAGATGATGTGGCCGCTCAACTTGATGATTTTATCGCCAAAGAGAAACCGATTTCTCAATTGGCTAGGGAAAGAATCGGGTTTAACATTAAACCTGAAGACCTTAAGCCACTGACTCCAGCAGAAGCAGCGAAACTTCCATCGGGAACAAAATTCAAGGCACAAGATGGCACAATCCGAATCCGAAACTAAGAACTCATACGACGGAATTAGCAAACCATACGAGGATTATGGTTCTATTTCTACGCCTGAAGTAGCCGAAGCTTCAAATGGGAAACAAACTCCCGGTGAGGCCTACAAAGAGCAGGGATTTATGTCTCTTGCTGGAGAGGCAATGACGCGCATTCCGCGTGGCGTTAGCGATATTATTCGATATGGAAGGCCAGAGGAGTTGGGTCGCGGGCTTGAATCTGCTGGTGCAGCATTGTCCACTCCATCTGCTCTAAGAAACATTCCTCCAGTGATCGGGGCGTTTATGTCTCCCCCAACTGCTGCTGCTTCATTTCTTAATGCTGGCGTTGGTTATGTTTCCAGTATGCTGGCTGGTGACACCAACGCCGAAGCCGTTAAGAACTCAATCCTGTCTTCTTATGTTGGACGTGCCGTAGAACCAGCCTCTAATTTGTTTAAGACTGGAGTTAAAGAGTTCTTTACTGAAACGGGCATTATGGCAGGCATTTCGTATACCGGAGAAACCGCAAAACGCTCTATCGAACAAGGTAAGTTTTCCTCCCCAACACTTAAGCAATTTGCGGATGAAAATAAATACGTCCCTCTATTTGGAACCTTCTCTGGCTCTTTGCGGGCAATCTCTTCAAAGAGTGCATATCACAACAAACTAATTGAAGACAGCCGAAAAGAGATTGGTTCATTTATTGATGCTGATGGCTTAACGCTTGGTATGATTGATCCTGCAAATTACGCAAATATTGAAGCGCGAATTGCAGCTAACAATCCAAAGCTTTTTGATCAGATTTCAAAAGTTGGCTCTTCCATTACCGATAGGTACAACTCCTTGTTTGGCAAAATTGAGCATCCCGGCAAAATTGCACAAGAGTTGAATAAGTATGCTGGCAGGGTTGATGAAGAGCAACAGACCCTATCTAGACTTCAAGAGGCAAGGAATGAGGCTGAACAGCAGCTTTTGAATGCACAGCAACTTGGTGCAACAAAAGATCAATTGGACGCAATGGAGAAGAAGATTCTTTCCTCCAGAATGGCTGAAACCAATCAATCTGCCCGACTCAAGTATTGGGACAATCTTGATAAACAGACCAAGGGAAGGCTTCCGCGCAGTTCCGATTCAGCGGACTCCTTTGGTGTAGCCGTGTCCGATATTTTCGAGCAAAGATCAACCGCTGCCGCAAAAGCATACGAGGAGGCTGGCGTCCCATTTAAGGAGAAGTTTATTCCCGTAAGCGATTTGGTTACTGCCGCTAAAACATCTTTGTCCAAATCTGGACGAAGCGGTCCAATTGCAGATGCAATGATTGCACGCATCAAGGAGTCCGGTGGTAAGACTGGGCTTATCAGCGTCAATGATATGCGTGATATGCGGCGCAGTTTTTCCGATATGTTCGCTACGTCAGATGGTCCTCAATTGGATGCAGTTGAGGCAATAGCCAAGATTGTTTATGGTGGAGTTACACGCAAAACCTCTTCTGTAATCAAAAATACGTTTGGTGATGACGTTGCCAGTAAGTTTGATGGCGTTAATTCTTGGTGGGCTGAAACTGCTAACGCGCAAAACAGCAAGTATATGCGCCAGATTATGTCTCCAGAACCAAGCAAGAACATGATTGCTGTTCTGGCTAAGGATATTTCTGAAGGTCGTATGCAGGATGTTTCCAAGTTTGGGGAGTTCATTGATTCCGTTTCCAAATTGGCTCCAGACGTAGCAATGATTGGTTCTGACGCGCTTCATAAAGCCATTCGCGAAAGCTTTATCATCAATGCATCTTCTGGAACCAACTCCATTAACTTTAAGAAACTGACGGAATCTCTTAATTCCGCTTCCGCTCGCCTTAAGAAGACTGATCCAATCAGCATTGATAATCTTGGTTTTGGCAACAAGAAGCAGCTTGAGGAAGTTCTTCGCGCCTACCAAGAGTTCAATCCCAATGGCAGCAATATCACCGCTAAGGCATTGGATGAATTCTATTCAAATCCATTGGTTATTCAAGAGATTCAAGCTGGCAATAGCTTGAGGAAGATTGCGACTAAATCTGCCGCAAAGAATGCGTTTGAGCGACAGGTTCAAACTCAAATTCTCTCTGAGATTTCTGGTGCTAAATCTACCAGCAAAGCCTATCTTGATGCGAAAGCAGCCGCTGACCGTGCTGGCGTTTCATTGACTGAGCAGGCGGATGTTATTGCAAAGCTCAAGAGGAGTGAAATTGCAATGGCATTTGAAGATATGCCACAGCTTGGGATCAATGCATTCACTGGGCGTGAAGGTCAAATCACTGAAATGTTTCAACAAATGGCACCAAAGGATGCCAAGCGTATTTTTGATGCAATTCAAAGCCAGCGTCCAGCGTTGGCTCAAACCATTGAGCGTCGTGTTGTTGCTGATTTGCTTAATTACGCAACGTCAAATACGACTGCTCCCGGCAAAACTTGGGCGCTTGATGGCAAGAAGGTCACTGAGATGTTTAACCCCAATCTTCAAGACAAAGGCAATCCCATCCATCTTTTGCGTGAAATCATGCCAAAGGATAAGTTCTCTAAGTTCCAAGAGTCTCTTCCAATTATTTCGCGTATGTCTGACTACGTGAAATATGGTGGGATTGGTAATATGCCCAAGGATTTGACTACTGCGCTGGGTATTGGTAGCACCGTTGCAATGGGTAGGCCGGGAGGTTCTGCTGGAGCAATTGGACTTTGGAAAAATATCCTTAACGCCAAAAATGGCATTAAGTACAATGTCGCCGCTGCAATCCTCACTGACAATGGATCGCAGTCTTCAATTGCAAATCAGATTCTGTCGTCTATGACCAAATCCTATCTGAATATCGGGTCTTTTGCGGTCCCGGTTTCAACTGGAAGCACTCGATTGATGCTTATGCTTAATGACGACAAGGAACTAGCCAATGAAGTCAATAGCCTCAAGCTTGATTTGCTTAAGCCAGAAGGTCGTTAATCAGTTGCTTCCCAATCAATGAAGTTCTCCATGTAGATGAGCACATCATCGGCAATCTGCTCGCTGGTGTGCTTGCTTACATGGCCAATCTGGATAATGGTGGCGATGTGGTCTAAGTGGGTTTCGTTTCTCATTTCAGTTTCCATTTCTTGCCAATAGATCGGTTGGATAGCATTCCAGTCCACTCATCCAGCAAGTCCGCGTCAATCATTTTATTGATGCGATTGGTTGCACAGGTGTAGCTGACGCGATAGTGGGCCATGAACTGACGTTTCGTGAACCATTCCGGCCCTTTAGGCTCGGCGGTGAGTTTGACTATCTTATCCATTTCTTCCCAAGGATTCATGTTAGTATTCTTTGATGTCTGTTGGTGCGTAGAACTTTCCGTTCACTCCTCTAGCCTGAAAGATTGCGTAGGTGCCGTCGTCGTGTAGCCAGCCATAGGCCCAGCCGTGGGACCAACGTAGCTTGCCAGTCTTGCGGTTGGCGTAGCCGGGGTTTAGGTCGCACAGGCAACCTATGCTGCGAGCCTCCTTCTGCTTGATTCCCGGCGTTTGGAAGCTCTCGATGGAGTGGATGTGGCCAAAGACCACGTTGCCGTAGATGCGGGCATGGTTGGCGCAAGCTGACATCCCGGCGTGGAAGCCGTGGACTACGCTTAGATTGCCAATTTCGTACACGCCGTCGCGGGCGTCGTAGTCAATGAGCTTGGCGTTGTGCTTGAAGGCAAGAGTCTTGATGTCGGCAACCATCCGGTAGCCCAAGTCGCTTTTCACTGCATCCACGCAGTCCCGCAAGTCGTATGCACGGATGTCGTGATTTCCGAGCATGAGGACGTTCTCGGATGTTTCCCCAAAGAAGTCGTTGGCGAAGTCGCGTCCAGCCTCAAAGTCGCTCCGCATGGAGAGCGCTCGGTCGTCTTCAGTGGCTCCCTGCCGGATGGCTGCGAAGTCCCAGAGGTCTCCAGCGATTACGCGGATGTCTGGCTGGAACTGTTTGGTGAAAGCAATGGCTGCATCGCAGGCCCGGTGGTCTTTGAGGTTGCCGTGGATGTCACTGACGATGATGAATCTTTTCATTTGCTAGTCTTTTTGTGCGGACTTCCCGCTGTTTGGCTGTGATTTCGGAATGGCAGGACGTGCAAACGGCTCTGAAACCGTCGATTTCCACAAATAGGCGAGCAATGAAGTCGTCCCATGTCGTGAATCCCTTGGATGGGTCAACGACAGGGATGATGTGGTCGATGTGAATGTCTGTGTGTCCAAAAGTTTTGGCACATGAGGCACATCGGTAGGTGTTCCTCTCAAGGCGGGCAGCTTTCTTAGCGTCGTTCTTTGGTGCCCAGCGCCCGCTTGCGCGACGTAATGCGGAGACGATGAAACTGTGCTTTCTTGCCGTAGTCCATCGCCCCCCGCAATGTAGTTCGGTTGGAACATTCTTAGGCATCAATAGACGTTGGTTGAAGCGAGCCAGAGAGCAACACCCTTATGGGTGGCGTCAGTTGAGAACACTTCACCTACCAGTCCATTGGGGTGCTTCCATTGCCAGCAGAACCCGCCGTCAAGGGGCCATAGAGCCAACTTAAAGCCCATTTGACCAGCCTGACGGCACCTAGCCTCAATGCCACCTATCGTTTCGGCGTTTGTCATTTAACGCAGCCGCAAATGGCTTTGTTTGCGATGAATAGGAGCACTTGGTTTATGTGTTTGCATCGCGTTCGTTCAGGTTCGCCGTATTCTACCGTAGTCTTGCGTTCACGGTAGGCTGGCTTGCATCTAACAACGAAGTCGCGGCAGTTGCATTCCCCGTTGTGATCCTTAAACTCTACGCTGTAAAAGGCAACATCGGCCTTGCTGGAAGATTCAACGTGGAATCTTAGTCCTCCAACATTAGTGACCATGACTAGTCCGCACCAAGTTCGGAGTTGATGCGTGCGGCTCGTGCTTCCACGAACTTGGCGTAGCGTTCAATAGCCTTGAATTGGTCAACAGGGTCTTGGCTTCCGCCGATGTCCTGAACGAAGTCTTCCATCAGGGTTTCTTCCAGTTCTTCTAGTTTACGATTGGTTTTCATTTGTGTTTATGTGGGTTGATTTAGTAACGAAATTGGAGCGGGGGAGCAGGATTGCCTGCATCTTCGTGCATAGTACGAGATCTTAATTAGACGATCCCTCGCGTATTTTAAGGAACAATAGACTCGAAAGCGGTGATTGGACGATTGAACATCATACCCACCCTGTCTTGCCCTTCTCCACGCCCCTTGGCTTGGATGGCATTGACGAAGATGCGTCTTAATGCTCCATCGTTCAGGTCTTGGGTGGTACCATCAGCCGTGTTCGTAGGAGCGTCAAGAAAAATAACACGGTCGCTGTCTTGCTCGATGTTCCCTGACTCGCGTAGGTCACTCAGCATCGGCTCACGATTGTCGCGCTCTACGCTACGGGACAACTGGGCGAGAAGCACAATCGGGATTTTGCACTCAATGGCAGCGTCTTTAAGCGCCATAGTCATGCGACCGATTGCCACGTCTCGGGTTTCCCCGCGTTCCTGCTGCGGGTCATACCGCTGGAGGTAGTCAATGACAATGCCCTTGATGGGTTTAATCTGGTGGAATGCTTTGATGCGTGCCGTGACCTGAGCCAGCGTCCGGTCATGGTCGTAGATGTGCAGACGCTTGTTGCCCTGCACCTCCTTAATGGACTCAAGGAATGCGTCAGACCCTTCCTTCGTTAGCTCGTTGCGCCGAAACTCACGCCAGCTTTGTCCGCTGAGGCTCTGGGCAAACAACTGAGGAAGGCCACAGACAGGCATTTCCCGCGAGAATAGGAGCACATCGCCCACATTCTGGCTCCAGTGCCACGCTATCTGCCTCCCGGCGCTAGATTTGCCTCTGCCGGGGCGTGCAGCCACCACGATTAGCTCTCCCGGCTGCGCTGGCCCAAATCGCTTGTTCCAGTCTAACCAAGGCCACGAAAGGCCGCGATCAATTTCCGTGTCTTCTCCAGCAAGAATGCGCTGGCAAAGGCTGAACACATCCGTAGCTGCTGACGATAGGGTTTCCTGCTTTTGACTAGCGTGGCGGATGGATAGGATGCGGGAGGTTGCCGCAACGAAGTCTTCAACATTGCCCTTGTAACCGTAAGCGCAGTCCCGGACTTCGTTCGCGCACTTGATGAGTTCGCGGAGGACGTAGGTTTCGCGGACTTGCTCAAGCCAGTGGGTGAAACCAGCCGTAGTGGGGATACTACCGGAAACACTGATGATGTGGTCAACGCCGATTGACTCAAGTTTGTCAACTTTGCGGAGTTCGTCGATGATGATTGCCGTTTCGATTGGTCTGCCATGATTGTGGTTCCAGATGATTGCACGCCAGAGCTTGGCGTTCTTTGGCTCAAAGAAGCATTCCTCTGTGATTTTGGAGTCTAGTGCAGTGACAAGGGCGGCAGCGCCGTCGAGGAGGACGCAACTGATGACGTTGCGCTCTGCGTCTTCTGAGTGTGGGAGTTCGCGGTTCATGCGACCTCCTTCGTGCGTGGGTCGTAGTTGTTCTGCAAGCGCCAAAGCGTCAGGCAGGCGAGAAACCCTTCCCATTGCTTGGCAAGCTCGGCGTTGTCGTAGGTGATGACGTCAACCCGGCCAATCTCCGTAGTGCTGATGTAGAGGTTGATCCCTTGGTGATTGCTTTGGAAATGGGGCTTATCGGCCACGCCCCAATAGGCGTAGTGGTAGGCCGCAATCTGCATGGATTGCCCTTGGCGCACATCAATCTTGCGCCCCGGCTTCGTCTTCGTGCTCTTGAAGTCGAGGACGCCAACGGTTTCCTTCTGGGCGTATGCCATGTCCATCTGGCCAGCGTAGCCATGCTTTGGGCAGGTGATGATTTTCTCGTTCTCTACGGGAATGATGCCGAGTTCCCGCACCTTGTTGATGGCTGGATGAACCAACTCCATCAAGGTGACGGACTTTCCGTTGGATAGCTCAACAAGCTCGGTGGGGTTCCACTTGCCGCCAGTGAGTTCCGCCTCGATTGCTGCGTGAATCTTTACGCCAAGGTCAGACGCGGCGTTCATGCCCTTGTCTGCCATAGAGCGAATCTCACCGTAGAAGTGATCCTCCTCGTGCGCCTTAAACAAAGACCAATCTCCGGTCCAGTCGTCGCGGCAATAGGTGAGTGTGGCGTCGATAGTTGCGTTCTGCTTCCAGCGGTCAAGACCGAGGTTGGCCCAGACTTTAGTGATTCCGCTCACAGAAGGAAGGAGGTCGAGCTTCCTTGCATCCGTGATTGTCGTGTCCCGCTCGGCAACTGTCTTGCCGGGAACTTTGTGCATTGCTTTTCCGTTTTTCGTGTACCAGTGGCTCATTGTGTTTTTGTTTCCTGAATATGCTGTCGTAGTTTTCCCGGTATTTCGGGCCTAAATTGCGTGGACTGTCTCCCTTGCCGTTCATTTGTTTTTGTTTAGTTCCTGCTCTTCAATCTGGCCCCAGCGGCGCTTGATGTGAGCGTCTGCTTTTTCGGCAATCATGGCGATGTTCGTGTGCAATACGCCGTCGTGCTTCATCATTGAAGCAAGAAACTTGAGTTCCGAGATGAGGCAATCTGCCCGATTGCGCTCTCTAATGGCAACTGCTAGTTGCGACAATAATTGCGAGTGCAGCGATTCCGATTGCGAACATGAAGATGGAGATGAGGAGTTCATTATTTGTGTGTTTCATTTTTGTTATGTCTGCTGAAATAATGGGCGGATATAGTGCCGCCCTCACTTGCCTTCGCCAACAAAATAGCTGGATAGTGCCAGCCCCACTTGCTGCAACGCAAATTTAGAAGGGAACGTCCTCAGAAGCCACTGGCTTGGGTTCCGCCTTATTGAAGGCAGGCTTGGCGTTGCCACCAATAACCTTGCCGTTGCCAAGGATTGCGCCCTTAACGCCAGCGGCGCGAGCTTCCTTGGTGACTCCTTGGACTACCCGGTAGTCGTTGCCAAACTTGTCGTCAGGGGTCTCGAAAAGCACTACGTCGAGGTAGGTGCCTTTGGCCCCTTTGAAGAGCAGATTCTTGTCAATTTTGGTAACGTCGATTTTTACTGTGATCATTTTAGTTTAGTTTGTTGATGATGATGTTCGCTTGTGACTGACTGAGCTTAGTTAGATCAGAAACCTTGAAGTGGTTCAAGGCTTTTCCAATCATTTCTGCATTTTTCTCTGCGTTGGTTTGGATGGCAACGAGTTGCGCCTTGCTGATTCCTCCGTCTTTTGCAGATTCACCGTCGTCATCCTCCTGCGTGATGGAGCAGATGGCAGCGAGGGAATAGCGTCGGAGATAGGTGACGGCAGAGCCTACGCCTTGAGCGTCCTGCTTCGACAACGGGGCAGAGGCCATGTCTTCGATGTATTCTCCGCTTTCGTGCAGCAGGCGAGTGCCTACGCAGATGGTTCCGGCACCAACTTCACCCACCGTCTGAATGATGGCAATGCCGTTCTCGTTGAGCGCATCCTTCACTGCCTCAATGACAGCTTCCAGATTGGCGTACTTGGACTTGAAGTGAGGATTGGTCGCCTGTTTCTTGGCGTTCCCCACTGCTTTCTGTGCGGCCAGCAGGGCTGGCGCAATCTTGCTGAGTGTGTCTGATGTTTTCATAGTTTACCGAATCGGCCCATGCCGTGTTTGATTTTGTGTGCTGTCGTAACCGAGATTCCATTGGCTGCGCTCACCTCAATGAGCATTTTGCCCTGATCCAATTCACGCTTCACCTTGCGGGCAACCTCGTCCGTAACCTTGGCCTTGTAAGCGTAGTCGGTTTCCTTCTTCAGCCGCGTTGCCGGGATGGAGAGATCGAGCTTCTTGAGGTGCTTTTCAAACATGAATCTTACCGACTCCATTGTGGCGGAAATGTTAATCATGTTGCAGCCTCCCGGCTAAGGATGGTCTTGGCCTTTTTAACGGCCTTGGACTGCTCGGAGCAGTCTGGCTCTGGGAAGCGGGCCAGAAGCTCTTTAATGCAGGCCAATGCCTCCTCCATGCGGTTGTGGAGGCGGAGAGGATCAGAGCCTCCCTTGGACCAGTCCTGAATTGCTTGGAATGCCACGGCTGCGGCAATCTGGTCGTTGGTTGCAGGGGCAAGACTGCTGCCCTCTGGCTCAAACTTGCAGGAAGCGGTGATTGAGCCGTTTCCGATGTCTGTGATTTCTATGGTGGATTTTGTCATCGTTTTCATCATTCAGATTGCTTTCGTTTCTTCAACTTCTTTTTTGGTTTGGGTTCATTTTTCTCATCAAAGATTTCCCACTCAAGGGCATCTTGGATGTTTTCCACGAACAGGGGAAAGATTTGTCCGCTGTTTAAGTCTTTCTTTCCCCAGATTCCCTTCTGCCATTGCGATGTCCAATAGTAGGCTTTCCCGTCACCGGGATAAATGAATCGCACATTGTTTAATGTTGAGCTTTTTGGCAGTTCTTTTATTTTCATCTTTGTTATTCCGTTGCAGTAAGCACCTTGCTTGCGAGTGTGTACATGGTGTTTCCAGCACCGATTGGATTGCAGTCGTGATTTTCGTCCCACTGCTCAACGATGCGCTCGCAGGCGAGACGCAGAGCCTTCACCTTCTCGCGCTCGGCGGCGAGTTGCGCCGTTGCGTGAGCGAGCCGCGCCGCGCCTGTTGCGTTGACGGCAAGCAGCTCGTGGAGTTCGCGCTCCAGCGTGCGGGCGAGGTCACGGAAGTCCTCAATGGCTTCGTCTGCCTCCTCTTGATCGCAATAGTTCGCGTGCCGTAGATACAACTCGTCCGTCCGAGGTGTCGGCGTGTTTAATTCCGTGTTCATTTCCGTGTTCATTTATCATCCTCCCATTTTCCGAGCGTGCGGAGGAACGCCTCGGCGCGTTGGGCGGCGGTGGCAAATAGCTGCGGACCATATCCTGCACAAGTCATGCGCTGAATCCATATGGTCATCTCTCCACCTTGCGCGTAGGTCAGTGTCTTCTCCGCCTCATGCATGGCGTTGAGGTCGTTGAGGTAGTCGGGGACCTCGGCGAAGGAATTGCTTCCGAGATGCCCAACGAGCGACGACGACCCAAAGCGCGTCCACATACGGACCCCGGTGTATCCGCACGCCTCCGCGATGGCGATGTTCTGTTTGTCGGGACTCATTTCGCGTCCTCCTTTATCGCTGCGTCGATGGCGGCGCGGACGTTTTTGCGCAACGTGATGCCGGTTTCCCCGGCATCATTCCAAGATTCCCAAGGTCCTCGTTTCCCCAGCCAATCCAGCCGCGCCCGCTCGGCGGAGAGTTCGTTTCGGAGTTGGTCGCGCTGCTTAATCAACTCAGCGACTTTTTCCTCCGCTGATATGAGGTTTTTACTGTGATCGGATAGATACATATTATTTGCCCTCCTTCATTGCGGCGTCGATTGAGGCGCGGACTGATCCGGGCGACGGAGGGCTGTTGTGGATTGAGTATCCGTCGGGCTGGCGGTCGATACAGACGTGATAACAAACGCTGTTATCCTCCAGCCAATCCAGCCGCGCCCGCTCGGTGGCGAGTTCGCGTTCCAGTTTACGCGCAAGGTCGCGCAGGTCCTCGATTGCCTCTGTCGCCTCGTCCTCGTTGGCCCAATAGCGATGCTCAAGGTAAACAGCGTCCGTCCGTGGTGTTGGCGTGCTCATGATTCGACGCTCCCTTCCGCATACCATGCGTCGATCTGTTTCATGGCTGCGGCCAAGGATTTTGCCGGGTGCGTATCGCCGCAAGCGGATAGGATTCTCCAATGCCAGCCTTGGGTCACGATGTGAAAGTTTCGATATAACCACTTCCCTTTTTTCACGCGGTGTCTCTTGCGGGAAAAAGTGGAGCCGTCGGCGAAGATTAACGCCCTCGCGTGTCGGTTCGCCTCAGCAATTAGGTGGTCGCTCATGTCGCACGCTCCTTTCGCATATTTGCCAGCGCACGATTCATGATGCGCTTGAGAAACGCTTTGGTGATGACGGTGTGCGTCGAGTTCTTGAGCGGCGGAAGATCGCGCAGGAACACTTCGCAATCAACCTCTACGGACCCGCTGAAATCGGAACCGTAAACCGATGCGCGTTTTCGCATGGCCTCGATAAATCGGCGATGCTGCGCGAGTGAGTGGCGTAGGTAGTGCAGCTCGTTTTTCATTTGGCGTCCTCCTGTAAAGCTGCGATCCACGCTTCTTGCCGTTCTGCGGTCACCAGCGTTTCTTTGCGGTTTGGGTCGTATGTGCTTATCGCGTCTGCTAAAGCACGGCGAAGCCGTCCGACAAGCGCTGCGGACTTTTGTGCGTCGCGGCGGCGTTCGGTCACTTCTTGTCCCAAGGAATCAATTCGTTCCTCACGCGATTTAATGATATTTTCCGCCCGCTCATGGTTTGTCGAAAGCTGCGTTTCTGCGGCGGCTAGTCTGATGGTGATTCGGTCCAGCAACACGCGGATAGGCTCGTCCGTCGCCCACGGCTGCGCATCCACGGCGTCGGTGTAGCGTTTGAGTTCGGCCTCGGCTTTCTCCGCACGATCATTGGCTCGGTCAACCCACGTCGAAAACTTATCCGCGTCGGTCGTGCCGCAGACGAGGCGGAGTGCGTGGAGTTCGGCCTCGGCGCGTTCGGCTCGGGCTTCCCAGTGTTTGCAGTAGTCGAGCACGCTTGGGTTCGACGCAGCGATTTCAACGATGCCGCACGTTTTCAACCGCTCCACCTCGGCGCGGAGTTGGTCGCGCTCGGTGGCGAGTCGGTTGCGCAGCCCACAAACAACGTCGTAGGCCACGAGGAGCGATTGTTTCGCCCGCGCCTCGCTGTCGGCGATGAGCGTTGCTATCACAAGAGGAGACGGTGGAGATGCGACGATTTGATTGGCTAGGCGTAGGTGCGCGTTGGTGATGGGTGCGCTCATGCGGCACCTCCATTAAACGGATTGCCGACCATTGTTCGGAGTTGGTTTGCCTGCGCAGCCCCTGCCGCATCCCATGCCGCATCCCATGCCGCAGCCCCTGCCGCAGCCCGTGCCGCAGCCCGTGCCGCATCCCGTACCGCAGCCCATGCCTCATCCCATGCCGCAGCCCCTGCCGCAGCCGATGCCGCAGCCGATGCCGCAACCCCTGCCGCAGCCCATGCCGCAGCCCGTGCCGCAGCCCGTGCCGCAGCCAATTCCTCTGTAGTTGCATCCCCATGTGCAAATCGCTCGGCAACTTCAAGGGCCGCGATACTGCGTGGATCGGTGAGCAATGCACCAGTTGTGCGTCCGTCGTGCATCGGAGTGTCACGAACGCACCACACCGCAAAAAGTCGCTCGGTCTTGTCATTGATCGGAGCGTCGATTGCAATTAAAATCCAGAGCATCCAATCAGCTCTCGGGCACGCATCCCAGACTTCTGCCATCGTGCTATATTTCTCGGCAAATTCTCGCCCTTCTTGGCAGGCGTCAGTTGCGTCGCAGAATTCTTTTGGGGTTAAGTTTAGGTGTTTCATGCCGCACGCTCCTTCCGCAATTTCGTAATGAGCGCGTGCGCCGCGAAGTAGTCACGCAGGGTCATGCCGTTATGTCCGTCCCAGTGAATCGTGTCGGCCACGGGAAACGCTGGGCCTCCGTCATTGATTGGCGTGCTCATTTGCGGCCTCCTTTGCGCGGCTTTGGCAGCACGCCGAGCGAGGTCAGCGCGGACACCATTGAGTCGCCGAGCGTCGTGAGGTCGTGAAGCGGGATCACCGCGACGGGAGTGGCTTTACCGCCAAGCAAGCCTCTAAAGTAGGTGGCGCTTTGTTTTGTCCGATAGATTCCCAGTCTTCCGTCTGGGTAGTAAATTGCAAACATCCGGCGGGCCTTGAGTTTAGTATTCATTTGTTGTCCTCCTTATTTTTGTGGAAAACGCCCACTTGTTTCATCGCCTTGATGTACCTGTCAGCAAACAGTTCGTCAAACTGACATTTCCACATAGCTCCGTAATTGGTCAGCATGAAAAGCTCGTACATAAGCGAGCTTGAGAGAGAAGCCATTTTATACAGATGGTGCTTTGCCTCACCCTCCGTCATTTTCTGAATCATTTCCCAGTCTGCGGTGAAATTGATTTGTTCTAGTTTTGTTTTCATATTTGGTTTTTCCTATCTGCCACCATCATTCAGATTTTCCTGCGGGCATCAAATCTTTTCTTCAACTTTTTTCGGGGCATCAGTAAATCACTCCCTTAACGCCGTTTGCGGCAATCAGCTTTCCCGCATTGGCCTGAGTTTCTAGTTGTTTTCACTTCGTGATTAAGCAGTTTTTCGATCCATTGCGGATGGATGCGTTTTGGAAGTTCGTGGCCTAGTGAAGACACTCCCTAAAGCTAGGCTTAGCGTCCCCTGAGCACAGTTCACCCCTTGAAGAGATGAACTGGTGAAGTAACTCCCTTTAAGTGAGTGTTAGTTCCCCGTCGCCTCATCCCCTCGCTAGTTGGCCATTGCCCGAGGTTGGAGTTTCCTCCAGATGAGAGTCCACGTCGTGAGACGCCTTATTAAGCGGCTTGGTCTGTCAATGCGTCAAGGCCGCGCTAGTCCTTCGACGTTCCCCGATTAACTTAGGTACTTGCCGTGTGGTTCTTCCCTCAGTCACTGAATGACCGAGGGCAATTTGCATCACGTCGCACTAGTAGCGTTAGAGCGTGGGTGTCGCACGCTGGTGATTGGAAGTTCGTAGTTCTTTGGTGGATTAAAAGCAGAAGACCGGAGGCTAGAATCAGTAGCACATCCGGTCTTCTTTTTGGTAGAGTAAACCCCACCCAAAGTGAACTTTTGTACGGCTGATTCCCGCAACTGACAGGAACGAATAATAGCACACGCAGTCGCGCAAGACGGAAAACGAGATTTCCAGTTTGCGCCCATCGCCATCAGGCCCATCCTGAACCCATGAACGGACAAGAGAGAGATCATTGGGAGAGCTACGAATCGCGACGCCCCCGGCCCATAGTGCCTGAGCCATCGACCTACGGCGCTCTGCTCGTTCTGGCCTGCTTTGTTTTGCTTGCAATACGCCGTTACAATTCAGCCAGACGTACCAAATGACCTCTCAAGCCTCAAATCGCCTTAAAACGAACGCAACGGCGTCTGGCGGGCCATCCCTAGACCTGTTCGGATACGCTATTGAGCAGGAACGGCCAGATAAGCCCCCGGTTCAGGTCGTTAAGGTGATTCCGACGGCAATAATGCCCGAAATTACCGTCAGGCCGTTTTCCGTTGTTCGCGTGTCCCCCACCGTCGTGTGGATTGTTAACGAGTAGGCAAAAAAAATCCCCCTCCGGTAAGGAGAGGGATTGCGCTCTTAAGGCGAATTAGACGCTCAGGAGGTCGAACGCTTTGGCCTTCAGGGCATCACCGGACCCCATAAGCACGCTTTCAAAGCGCACCTCGGCCCCATCGCGGCCATCCGCCACACGGGTTGCCCGTCCGTGGTCCACGTACTCTGTGACCGCGTTGAAGGCATCCCAGCGGGTCAGGCCGTGATTGCCTGCGCCAGTCATGAAGAGGCGATTCAACTCCTTCGCCTGATTTTCTGCGCGAGTGGACGCTTCGACGCCATCGCGGATGCCAAGGAGGACGTTAAAGGCTTTGGACGCCTCATCCCGGCTCATGTAAGCCGTGGCCATACGCTGCGCCGCTGCACGCTGCGATTGCTCCTGACTCTCGACGTAGCCCAGCACCTGCAAGGCAGCTTCTACACCCTGCGCCACGTTTTTGGTGTGACGCACCCCGAAAACCCGATTGCCACCCTGAACAGCCATCTTCCAAGTGTTCGCACACACTACGCGGATATTGGTCCGGTGAAGGGAGAAGCAGCCAGAGCCATCGTGATGGTTTAGCCAGAGGTCATAAGTCAAGACGCTATCGTCCCGGCTCACATTCCAAGCGGAGCGTTTAACGAGGCACCACTCCCGCGCCCCGTTGCGCAAGGTCCCGGCGGCATCTACCACCGCTTGACCACCGTACACGCCTTCAAGGATGCGATACATGGATTCGCTTTTTAGTACACCGTAGCCTTCGCCAACAACGGCCAGAGGAACTTGCGCCCCTTTGGAGGTGATACCAACAAGACCCTTTTGGCCGGGGAGCGTGAGGCCGTTAAGCATCACGGGAACCTCAAGAATGTCCCGGTGGCCTACACCCTCGGCAAACACCCGCAAGGGGCTGAGAAGGCCCGCAAACACCGTCCCGAGGCCATGCCAAGCGGGCGTATTGCTACCATAGATAACTGTGTCATTGATTTCAATTTCGTGGCTCATGTTTTTGTCTGTTTTCCTGTCTGTTTCTGTGCTCCCTTGTTGGGATTGCCAAAACCATAAGGCATCCAGATTAAAAGCCAAGCTTTATTTAACAAAAAGAGCAGATAGTTGTAAGATGCTCTGATTGCGCTCTTAAGGTGATTTCGTCAGGGGGAATGTTCCACGTAGAACAATTGCCAACCAGATTGCGCTCTTAAGGGGATTCGCCTCTTAAGGCGATTTCACGCAATGGGCGCGCGGCCAGAGCAAGTTCCCAGAGCGAACACGCAAACAGCGGGCTGGAAGTGTTTCCATGTATACGTATATGCGTATATGCGTATAGAGTCATATGCAATGCAGTTGCTTTGCAATTGGCTAAGGCATGGCGCAGCAAGGGCGCAGCAAGGGCGCAGGCGAAGCGCAAGGGCGCAGGCTAGGCGCAGGCGCAGCAAGGGCGCAGGGCGCAAGCAAGGGCGCAGCAAGGGCGCAAACGGGGCGCAAACTAGGGGCGCAGCAAGGGCGCGGGAAAAGGGGCGCAAACTATGGGAAAAAACAGGGGCGCAAAGGGTGTTTGCGTGCGTTTCTAGGGGTTTGGTTCTAGAACGAAGGCAGAGACCTAGGGGCACAAAAAAGGCCCCCTAATTTGGGGGCCTTGTTTTTGCCTTGCTTGCTTTGCTCTAACCGAAAAGGGCGGAGAGAACGGAAAAGAGCAGGCCAAAGAATCCGAGGAAAACGAAAGCTAAGGTTGAAAGGAAGTCAGATTTTTTCATAGGTGTAATCCTCAGACGTAAACCACAAAACCGCTCTCGTCTTTCTTTGCCTGACCCTTCGAGCGCAAACCGACAATCGACCCCACAGGATCAAGAAAACGGAGGTCTGAAACGTCTCCGTCAGTCACCTCAATTCCCGCCCACTCTTTGGGCAAATCCTCACCCTTCTTTGTGCTGAAAACCACGGCCACATTCGCACCCAGTTGCGCAAGCTCACGCGCCGTCTCTCCGTTGTATTCTGACCGCGAGAATGTCAGCGAATAGTTTGCTGGGAGTTTCCCAGCCAAATAGGCGCGAGCACGGGCCGGATTCTTTGTGTAGTCATAAAACGAGATAGAAGGGAAACGGGCCATCAAACAGACCCCCGTGTGACCCCCTAGGTTTTCCCACGGAATGTCTGCGGTTCCGTTCAAGCGAACGCAAAGTGTCAGCCCTTCGCGCTCTGCTTTGCGCTGCGCTGCTCCGATATCCTTCGCCAAATCCTCCACGAATTGCTTGGCGTCGGAGAAGAAAGCACGAGTCTTTGCAATTCGGGCGTCCTTCACGTTCTGAAAGGCACCCATTCCCGCCGTGAAAAGACAGGCGGCAGCACATCCGGCGCTGGCATGGGAACAGACGTTTCGCCCGCTTAGGTTGTAGGGTGCTAGGTAGAGGATAGCGGTCAGGAATCCGAGGCTTTCACCCTTGCTCGTTTTTGCGTTATCGGTTGTAAGATATTTCATGTGTTTATGTGTTTGATGGTTATAGCTTTCGGAAGAAGGAAGGGCAAAGGCTGTCGACTTGCGGGATAGCCTCGAAAGTCTCGCGGGAAAACCGCTGCAAATTCCCGTGTTCGTTTCGGGCGATGATTTGCTTTGGGGTGAAGCGGGTAATGGTACCGACATTGACGCGGTAAATGCCGCCGCCGTGCGCTCTGTTATCCTGCACCGTTTCAATTGAGTCACCGACATTGAGTTCGTTTTCCATTTGTTTGTGTTTGTTTGTGCCTTGGCTGTGCCTCGGCTTCCCTGACTCTGTTAGAGCCTGCCGCAATTACAAGCCAATTCGCTAGTAATTCAGGCACCCTCTAGCTCATTAGCTTTCCTAATGCCCACTATTAGGGAATTTCCCCCAAAACTCATTAGAGGCGATTCGACAGAGGAAACGGGACAAGGCCAAGGGTTATAACTCAATCCGCTTAAAACCAACGGAAGGGCCATTTGCGGGGCCATTACCATTCCTAATGCACCGTAAACGGGACACAAGAAAGAGCACTGGCAATAAGCTTGCGTTAGTCCGGCAAGCACTCTGGCGATTGGATGCAAGGAGCTTGCAATCCTTTCACTCCCCTTAAGCAACCCCACACGCGCCCATTTACAACCTTATGCGCATATGACTAAGCAAGCATATGACTATTCACGCATATGAGCATATGACTACGTGCGCATATGAGCGTATGCGCATATGGCCATAGGGGG